AAAATCTTGACATTCGTTGTCAACATAGGAGTACTTCTTCGTGAAGTAATCCTGAGTATAAGACTGTTTCGGAAAGGATAGCCCGTGACTACAAATCGCGCTCGCTCCTACACGCAGTATGATCCCATCACACACAATTGGATCGCGGAATATGTGCAATATAAACGTCGTATAACGGAGTTCTGTCCTGGCCCTTTCGAGTCAAGATTAGAAATTCCGTTTACGCGTGTTGCGCCTGTCCGTTATTCAAGAGGTGTGATGTACGACTACTACGTTAAAGGAAGCTTTAAATTGAGGAGTCATATTAAGGCACGACTACGTGGTATTGCACCTCTTCCTGTCAAGGAAGTTATGCATACTAAGGTAGCGCTTAGCCCTTTTAAAGGCGAAGGCGGTAGTAAAATCCCTGAACAGGATAATATTACCTTCGTATACTCTAATGACACCTCAACCGCTGACTGTAGCGCTGCGACTACGATTACCCATACCTGCAGTCCACTAGCTTTTCTTAGTTTCAAGTATGGACCGGACTATATTCGAGATTCCATTCTCGAAAATCTTCCTACGTCTCATGACGAAGAAACTACGTTTGCTTCTGTGGACTGGGCGCCTATCGCCGATGCTTTCGACGAGCAGTGTAAATCGCTCGTTCCCTCAAGCTTCTTCTTGGGTGAAACAATGTATGAGTCGAGCATCTTTAAAGAGGCTCTTCTCTTCGTTGCTAATCCAAGTAGGGCTGTTGGACATCTCATCAAGGATGTCCAGCGTCGAGGGCTGCATCGCATGAATCTCGGTAAGATCGCCAACTACTATAAAAGACTGTCGTCCTCGGTTTCACACCTGAGGTCGAGTAAGTCGATTATCGCTGCGGCCGATAGGAGCGCTAAGCTTCTCTCGGATCGCGGAGTAGTCGGAAAGCTTCACAGGATTCAGAGCGAAAACGCCATTAGGTCTGTGTTCAAGGAGGGCATAAATCTACACCTTGCTTACAAGTTTGGTGTCGTGCCCGCGATTGATGACATAAAACATATGCTTGCAGCCCACCAAGAGGTGGACCAACGGCTTTTGTTCTTAAACAAAAATCGCGGACGCTATGCTCCCATTAGGGCTAGTCGAAAGATCCCTGCATCTTTCACTCCTGGGGAACCTCATCCAGATGGTTACTTGTCCTTCGAGGGTCTGCTTACAAAAGCATACACGAAGGCTGTAATCTTCGGAATGGGTAAGGTTCGGGACGATATTCACGAGGCTTCTAGATGGCGCGCCTATACCGAGTACTTTGGTCTTAACAAGATCATTGGTCTCGGATGGGAGCTCATTCCTTTTAGCTTCGTAGTTGACTGGTTCACAAACTCACAGGAAGTTGTCAATAAATTGACACGTATTCCTTTGGGAGAGTCACCATTCATGAACATCGCCTGTGTTGGACATTCCATCAAAAATGTTTCGACCTACGATTACATTTGTAATCCGGGTTTCGACATCAATGTTGGTATGGACTTGACAGACCCTAGTTCACCCATTCGGATATTTTCTTATTCTATATCCGATTTCCACAGGATCCCTGGCTTTCCGAACACGTCGTTTTTCGATAACCCGTCGAATCTCGG